GGGGCGGGCATGTTGCCTTCTACGTGGCCGAGGATGACGCGGCCTACCATGTGCTGGGCGGCAATCAGAGCAACGCCGTGACCATCACGCGCATAGCGAAGAGCCGCTGCATCGCAGCGCGCCGTCCGATCTACAATGTCCAGCCAGCCAGCGTCCTGCCCCACGGCGTGGCGCGGGGTGGCGTCCTGTCCACCAACGAGGCCTGATCATGGTCGATCTGCAAAGCGCGGCGCTGTCGCTTCTGCCCTGGTATTTGCGCTGGCCGTTGAAGCTGCTGGGCTGGATCGGCGGCGCGATCAGCGCAGCTGCGCAATGGATGTGGCGGCACCCCTGGCAAAGCCTTGCCGCCGCCGCGCTGCTGGCGTTCTCCTGGGCATGGCATGGCTGGGGCGTGGCCGAGCGTCGGGGCCGCCAGCAACAGCAGCTGGCCCAGCACTGGAAGATAAAATTTGTCGATCAGCGCGCGGAGATGCGGAAAATCCCCGGCATCCTCACGGCCAAATATCGGGACGCTGCGCGCCTCGATCGCGACAATGCCGCCCGCGTGAAGCGCGAGCAGCATGCCCAAATCGAAAGGATCACCCATGAATTGCAGCAGGATCATGCTGCCGCTCTTGCTGACCTGCGTCAGCGCCTGCGCGGCGACGGAACAGCAGGTGGAGCGAGCGTCCGATGTGAAGGTGGTGGCGGCGCGGCGGACGTGCCCGTCATTTCCGCCTTGTCCGAAGGGGCCGGGGGAGCTTTGCGCGCCGGTGGACTTGCCATCGTGGATGAACGGGACGCGATGATCTGCACGGCGAACAGTCTGCGCCTCCAGAAGCTGATCAAGGCATGGGACGGCGCGTCGAGTGTCGATGTGAACGCGCAGGACCTGCCGCCCCTCACCGAATAACTCGCTTCCCGCTGGATCAAGGCGGGGGGCAAGGGATGCGCTAACATCCCTCAACCGCAGGATAGCACCCTGCATCTCAGCGCTGATCAGGCGCAGTCGATCCCCGCCACCGGGCACCCCGGCGGTTCGGGCTAATGGGATGCAAAGATGAAGGATTTGGAAACGCTGGCGCCTGTCGCGCCGGTTCGGACCCTCGCGGGCTATATCGGCGGCAAGCGAGCATTGTCGTCCAGGTTGGTGCCAATGATCGCGGCCACCCCGCATGACTGCTATGTGGAGCCGTTCGTCGGCATGGGCGGCATCTTCTTTCGCCGCGATAGGCGACCCAAGGCAGAGGTCATCAATGATATTTCGGCCGATGTGACCACGTTGTTTCGGCTGCTCCAGCGCCACTACCAGCAGCTGCTCGACGTACTGAAATGGCAGGTGACCAGCAGGGCCGACTTCGAGCGGCTGTTGAAGGTCGATCCGGACACGCTGACCGATCTGGAACGCGCCGCCCGATTCCTGTTCATCCAGCGGCTCGCCTTCGGCGGCAAGGTCATGGGCCGGACGTTCGGGACGGCAACCACCGGCCCGGCGCGGTTCGACCTGACGAAGCTGGTTCCGATGCTGGAGGAGGTTCATGAGCGGCTTGCCAGCGTGGCGATCGAGCGCTTGCCATTCGACCGGCTGATCCCGCGCTATGATCGTCCGCACACGCTTTTCTACCTTGATCCACCCTATTGGGGCTGCACTGACGACTATGGCCGCAATGTCTTCTCGGATGCTGATTTCCAGCGGTTGGGCGACCTGCTGAAGGCGGCCCAAGGGCGGTTCATCCTGTCGATCAATGACGTTCCGCAGATTCGCGAAATCTTCGCCTGGGCGACAATCGAGCCGGTAGGCCTGAACTATCGGGTGAGCGGAAAGCCGACAGCCGCGCAGGAACTGATCATCACCCCTCCAGCATCTTGCTGACTTCGGCGAGGATCAATTCCCGATCCTCGTCATTGATGCCCAGCAGGCGGCGAATGGGATAGCGAACGCGGGGTGCTCCAGCATTCCGCGACACGCGATCGACCAGGCCGTAATGGTGGACCTTCGCAGCACCGGCGACCGACTGCTTGAAGCTGACTTCCACCTGGTCCGCATCCGCGCGGACCTGCATGTTCTTGGCCATGCCGGTCTTCGGGAACATCTTGCCCTTGCGCCCCCTGATGCGTCCGCGCTTGTCGCGCGTGATCTTGCGGGGCTCCATGGCCGAGCCGTCAGGCTGCACATTCGCCCGGATGCGTTCGGCGTTGCGTCGGCGGAGCATCTGACCGATGCGGCGGGCCACTTTCAGCCGCTCGCCCGGTTCAAGCCGCGCCATGATCCCGTCCAGCCACGGCTCGATCGCGGTCAGGTCATCGGCCATCACGGGACCAGCAGTTCGTCTTTCCACCATATCTGGCGGAGCAGGGCCGGGGGTTCGGACAGGGGAAGATCGTCGGGGAACAGCACTGGCTCGGCCAGATGTTCCAGATTCCACCCGCCGCCTTCACGCGGATGAAGCACCACTTGCTCCGTCAGTTCCAGTTGGATTTCGAGGTCCAGCTTGCGGTTGTCCATGATGTCCGCGTCGAACGCATAGCCTCTACTCGCTCCAGGGCCAGCGGCGAGGAGGTCAGGCTGGTTGGTGCGCAGCCAGTCGTTGATCGCAAGGAAGATGATCGACGGGTGGCTTTCGAAGTCTACGATCACCAGGTGCAGGGTGAATTCATAAGTGAAGGCCCGGCTTTCGGTCATCGGCGCGCGGATGCGGCCTTTTTCGACCCACATCATCAGCCGGGCGGGATCGCGGCCAAGCTCCGGATCAGCGGCGGTGATGGCAGCGCGCAAGCTGTCGGGCTTCTGCATTAGCGACCGCGCTTATGCTTGCCGTGCGGCAGGATCGGCAGATGATCGACGCCAAAGCGGAGCGGCTCCTGAAGGCGATCACTGTGCCAATCGAAACGGTAGCGATGCCAGATCGAACGCCCCCAAGCAGCAATGGCCGACAGGGCGCTCACCACGCTCACGATCAGGATGGGATCATTCATCGGTCGCGACCTTTCCGGGCGTTGCCGCCTGCATGCCGATGCGCTGGCGGAACAGCCATGACGCTCCATCAAGCAACAACGGAAAGCCGACAAAGCCCTGCGCGATTGCGATCAGCACGGCAGCGATCGGGTTAAGCTGATAATAGGCGACCAGCACAACCGAAACGGTGGCGAAGGCGGGCAAGGCGGATATTTCCGAAATCGCGAGCCAGCGGCGACGGCGCGCCCAGTGCAGTGCCATGGTGGCGTCGTCGGGCGGATCGATGGCCGTGCCGAACAGCTTGATGCCGAGCCGGGCCACAACCACCATGGTTCCCGCGAAGAGGGCCGCGCACCACCAGAACAGGAAGTCCCGCCAATCGTTCAGATTATCGTGCATGTCAGTCCCAAAGATTGATGGTTTCGCGGGTGGTGATCGTCGCAGGCAGGATGTCGGGCAGGATGACTTTCGTCCCCTCGGCCAGCACCGCCCCGATGTCAGCAAGGCCGGGGTTGAGGTCGAAGGCCTGTTCCACCACCCGCACGGTTGTGCCGAGTTCGCGCCAGCAGATGAGGTCCAGCGTATCGCCTTGAAGGGCGGTCGCCCGCATCAGATCATCTCCACCGCGACGCGGGTGGTGCCAAGCATGTCGCGAATGGCCCAGGTGCCGAGGCGGCGATAGTCCGCGGCTGTTTGCAGCTGCGATTCCTCGCGGCCGACGCCATCATTGGTGGCGGAAATGTCCCGGTGAAGCTCGACCAGTTCGGCGGCGGCCATCATGCGGACGGCGCGGGTGAAGAGCACCACAAGCCGCGCCTCACCACCGATCTTATCTTCTCCCGACACGGCGGCAAGGTTCGCATGCCCGGCGGCCTCTTGCTGGGCTCGCCAGGCGCGCAGTTCGCCGGTGACAGTGATCAGCCCCGATTGGATAGCGGCGACCAGGCGCGGATGGGTGATGATTTCCCCAAGGCGCAACGCATCCCGCATCGCGTTGCAGTCAGTCTCCGGATACCAGCCATCGACCGCGACCTTGGACCCTTGGGGCGATACGGGCGCGGGGGGCACTGCGATAAACGACGACATGGCATGGCTTCCGAATAAGTGGGGGGTGAGGGTTCAGACCT